CTCTCGGGATGTTCGGATTCGTCAATGGTGACAAGTACATTAGCTCGCAGACAGCTCCTAGTGGTGCGTCCCAGTCCTTCCGCTACAAGTCTTATACGGACGGGTATCGCTCTTTGCGCTCGCTACTGAATGCGCTCGACACTAGCGGCTGCACATCATCCGTAATCCCTCCAGAACCTGGCACATCTGCCGGCCTGTGGGTTTCTACTGGCGGGAAGTGCTGCTAATGGCCTTCATGTCCGAGTGGTACATGATCGACACCGCAACGATCTATCCTCGCCTCGCTAGTGACGATTGGGGCGGCGCTGTCACATACGGAACTCCCTATCTAATCCTTTGCGGTCATGAAGGGATAGCTAGACAATCCAGAGACAACAACCAGGCTAACACCGCGTCAGAGTTCATCACAAAGGATGTTTATTACACCGGAGATACGAGACCGAAATATCTTGACAGGATCGCCTATGGAGATACTACCTCGCAAGCTTGGGACTCTGTTAACGCCGTTGAAATAAGAAACATCAATAGGCACGGCATGTCTGCTATGGGTTATGAGGATGAGTATGACCTGGAGACTGCATAATGCCAGTGCGCGGCCTCAAGGCGGTAAGGACTCAACTTAAGAAAGTTTTTGGCGATATATCAGGGCCAAGAGTCGAAAAGACTCTGACAGAAGTGTTGATTATCGCTTCCGGATATGCCGCAACAATGACGCCAATCGATACTAGCAATTTGATCAACAGCCAATATCGCAAGATAACCGCATATGGCAATAGAGTAGTTGGCGCAATCGGTTACACGGCAGCTTATGCGGCAGCAGTTCACGACAAGCCCGGAACACTTCTTGGCACAAATACACCTCGCTCAAAGTCGGACCCATCTCGCGGAAACGTTTGGGACCCTGACGCCGAGCCAGAATTCTTGCGCAAAGCATTCGAAGACTCTGACGCTAGAGCCGATATTGACGCAGCCATCAAACGCGGAATGAAAGTCTAATGAGTCACACACCAATCAATCTGTTTCGCGACTGGCTAGAGGCTTACGTTTCGACTGCTGGATATACAATAAGTCGAGGCATGTGGGAAGAGGCTGGTACAGGAAACGCTACAAAGAAATTCGTCGCCGTGTGGTCTGACTCTGGACGCACGCCAAATGGTGAAATCCAGTATCCGCATATCCGCGTGATCGTAACTGGTCGCGCAAATGGTCGGGCGCTGGGTGATACCGAGGCAGTCGAGCTATTCATTGAATCACTATTCGACGCCGCCATTTCCAACTTCTCGACTAGCTGCATGATGCAAATTCGAGCGCTTGGAAGCATTCAGGGTCCGTACTACACGGAAACCAACAGGCCGTGGCTAGAAATCAATTTCGAGTTGACGTGTTAAACTATTGCTTGAAATATACGCTCAGTTGTGGGCGATACTCAACAACCTTATAGGAGGCGCCGAGAATGGCCCTTAACTGTGCAAGTTCTAAATTCGTAGGTAAGAGCGTTCTCGCAGAATTTGCTCTAGCTTGCGGTGATGTTGATCCGATGACGCTGACATGGCTTCCGCTGGGCGCCGCTCGCAACAAATCTCTGACAATGAGCGCTGACACTGTTGATGCGACCGCAGACGATTCTGTAGGTGGCTTCCGTGACACATTGATCACCTACAAAACCTTCGAAGTGTCTATCGATGGCGTTACCAAGCGCGATGACGGCACCACCTCGAACCAGCAATTGCTGTTTGATCATTTCGTTACCGATCCACAGCCGTACATCTGGTTGCGCCTTACCGGTCCAATCAACACCGTTATCGGCTTCTGCATTCTTACCGAATTCAGCCAAGAGTTCCCTTACGACGATATCGCTACTTACTCCATCACTGCAAGCGCAACATCGCGCCCTGGTGGCTTGGCTAGCGTGATCGTGGAAGATACTCCGATTGCCGTCGTGTCCGTTACAACTACACCAGCTACTGCCAGTGTGGCTATCGGCAACGTCACCAACATCGATTCGGCTATCTTGCCTGCTGCTGCCAATCAGGCCGTAGTTTGGACCACTAGCGCGCCACTGGTTGCAACTGTTAACAGCTCTGGTCGCGTCTCCGGCTTGACTGCTGGCACTGCGACAATCACGGCTACTTCTGTTTCTGATCCGACGAAATCTGACACAACGGTTGTAACAGTAAGTTAAAAGGAAGGGGCCGAAAGGCCCCTTTTCTCATACAAACATAGAAATAATTCTTTCGTCATGTCTGAGCCATTCTGTACACCCCTGAAATCCAGAGAGGCCAGCGCTCATAAATCCATTATGAATTCTTTTCTCAATCTCTCTAGCTTTGAACCCGTCAACACAAATTGTTCCGACCTGTTCAAATTCAAATGGTGTTAAGCATTTAAGCGTAGCCATTCTTGTGGCCATGTTACCCGTGATACCAACCTTAACAAATGCACCGTCTGATGATTTAAGGCAGTAAACGTAAGCCTGCCTATTTGGATTAAATCCAGTGTCCGCGCAATCCGAGCACCCTCTTCCTGTTAGATGGCTTTTTGGTATCTGCTCAAAATCACCATGATCAGGGCATGCGATAATCATCTTTGTTGAGGCGTCTCTGTATGAATCTCTATCATATGAGTACTTATCGCCGTGCGTCTCTCTGGCCTCCTCAAGAAAGTCATCAAACGTTTTCCGTCTTTTTAATCCTCTTGCTGATAGAGAGCACTCATAGCACCTCTGACCAGAAAGAAGGCAGTCAGGAGCTATCCAAAAGTCACCATGTAATGCACAGGTTACGCATATTTTTATGAATGAGTTCTGGTATATGACTCGATCATACGTATAATTTTCACCGTGCACCATCTTCGCATCAGCAATGAACTGCTCAATTGTTTTTCTTCTTCCTTCTTCCTTCTACCTTTGTAACCATTCCGCATTTTCTACACCCGCGCCCTGCCAGGTGCGAGTTTGGACTTTGATTGAAGTCTCCATGTTTTTTGCACGTTATAACAATATTTCTGCTGCTTATCTCGTAAACAGATTTGTCATAACAATACTTATCTCCATGTCTCGCATTCGCGAGAACTAAGAATTCGTCATTTGTCATCCTCCTAGTCATCAGATCTCCTTTTTCGCTAGCAGCACGTATTTCTGTGGCTCTATGCATGCGAATCGAGGATCTTCCCCAATTGACCGGTTATATGCGTTGTACGCCTCAGCCTTCATAAAGCAGTCTGCATCGCTAGCTACAGCCTCTCTTGCTGTGAGGTCAATGTAATCGCAGCCAACGTCAGAGCACAAGCCAATCACCAGCATCAGAGTAAGCATTTCACATCCTTGAATTCGTTTGAGTTGGCCGAGTATATCCATGATTCGGCATTCGTCAATACCCTCGTGTTAAAATACTGAATATATTTATGGGCGCAAATCATGCGAGCGATTGTCAGCATCGGCGAGGTCGGGGTCAGTTTTGGCGAATCCGATTACATTTTTCGGCCATCCCTCAAAGCAATGGACTCTCTAGGGTCTCCATCCGAGATCGTGGAAAAGTTCAGCATTCTGTTCTCTGCTCCTAAATTAAATCCTTTCTGGCCTGTTCCTGCGTACAGGGCGTGGGAGCGTGAGGTTATGGCTACGGCCTATGACGTTCTCGCGGCTTGCTGCGAAGCTGACGTGACTCCTCTGCTGGGCCATATGGGCAGCAAGTGGGGGGCTTTTGTTCCTGGCGCAATGCCTTCGCATGACATGGTTCACATTGCTCGATCTCTCATGCGCCACGGGATTATCGGATTGAAACCGGAAGGCAGATTGATCGCAAAACCCAAAGAAGAATTCGTGCCGGAATTCAAACCGCGCGAATTCGTTTCCCAGGCCGTCGCGCATCTAGGTCTATCAAGCGCCGAAGCCTGGCAGATGACAATGACAGAGTTCTCTGGCGCCATGCAGTCAAAATTCGGCAAGCCTGACACTCTGCCGCCTCCAGAAGAACACGACGAAGCAATGTCGCGCCTCGCAGAAATCAACAGATTGCGTCAGTATCAGGTGAATAAATGACTATCAGCGCCGGCTCTATCCAATACACCGTTGACGTCGATACGGCGCAGGTAATTAACAGCGCGTCCAACGTAAACAAGAGCCTTGACGGTCTGCAAACTGGATTCAACAAGACCGACAAGGCAGCGGCCAACTCATCCAAGAGCATGAATACTCTTGGAAAGAGTATGGGCACTGCTGGCGGGGAGGCATCTAAGTTCGGATCAGCGCTAACCCCTCTCGCAGGAGCTATTGCCGGGATAATTTCCGTGCAGGCAGTGGTCAATCTGCAAAAGCTTAGCGAGCAATTTACCTTGCTTGAATCTCGCGTCAAGCGACTATCAGCAACATCGTCAGACGCAAAGACTAACTATGCCGCGCTGGTTCAAATTTCATCGGCTGGTGGCTCTGATCTGACGACCACCATTAAGCTGTGGGAGAGTTTGACAGCATCCCTCACTAGCCTTGGCGTTACTCGTGACCAAGTTCTTAGCCTTACCGACACGCTACAAAAAATAGGAAAGATTGGCGGCTCTAGCGCTGAAGAAATATCTGGCGCACTAAGACAGTTTAGTCAAGCAGTTTCTGGCGGATCATTAAGAGCGGAGGAATTTAACGCGATTATTGAGCAGATGCCTGAGCTTGGCCGAAAGATTGCTGATGGCCTGGGCATTCCATTTAACGAACTCCGTCAACAGATGCTCGACGGGAAGCTGACTATTGACCGCGTTCTGGTTGCCATTCAAGAACAGACAGGGAAAGTCAATGCTGAATTCAAGAACGTTCCTCGATCCGTAGGTGACGCAAGCAACGCAATCGTTAACTCGATGGGCGTGGCGATATCCAAGATCGACCAAGCTGCCGGGGCCTCTCGTGCGCTTGCTACAGCGCTGGACGCAGTAGCAAGAGGCATCCGCCTATCGTCTGGACAACTGGATGATCAGCAGCAACTTGCGAAACTCGTCACTGATCGCGCAACTGCCGAGCAGCAATATGCAACACAGGTTCGATTCGGACTAAAAGAAACAGCAGCAGCAACACAGCTTCGAATCGACGGCTATAACGCTGAGATCAAGGCGATTCAAGATCGCAAGGTTGCCCAGCAAAAAGCAGAGAACGACAAACTAAAGATCACTGCTCCTCAAAATGCGCCGGCTAGCGATTCACAGAAAGCTCTAGAAACCCTGGAGAAAGAGGCAGAACTAGCCAAGATCGTTGGAGTTGAGCGCGCAAAACTACAGGCCATTCAGAAGCTTGGGGATAAGGCTACAGATGTAGAGAAGGCAAAGGCTGCTGAGCTAGCCGCGCAGATCTATAACCTTGAGACGGCTCGCAAGACAGAAAGCACGACTAACAAAAAGGCTAAGACAGAGGCGGAGCAACTGGCCAACCGCGCAGCAGCAGCCGAGAAGAAAGGCATTGATGACAACATCAAGGCGTTTCAGGAGCTTGGCGTACAAATGGCTACTGTCGGCCAGAATGCCAGAGATGTGGCGATGCAGCAGGCAGAGTTGAGCCTGAACAAGTACGCGACGCCTGAGCAGATTAAGACTGTTCGCGAGATGGCTGGCGCTCTGTACGATCTCAACCAGGCAAAGTCGAATAAGGCCCTGCTTGGACAAGTTGATCCAGCCGCAGGCGCACAGCAAGGACTTGAGCAGCAGCTAAAGGATCTTGACACGCTCAAGACCGCTAAGATGCTCAGCGATACCGAGTACCTGACATTCAAGGAGCAGGCCGAGACAGACTACAACGCACGAATGAGCGAGATTGAGACCGCTCGTTTCGCCGCACAGTCCGCCGGCAACGCTGCTCTTATGGCTGGTATGGATGCACTGGCTGCATCTGGTACTCAGGCTCTAGGCGGACTACTGTCCGGCACGATGAGTCTCCAAGATGCAATGGGCAACATCGCGAATACCGTGCTGAATGCGGTTATCGGGTCGTTCGTTCAAATGGGCGTTGACTGGGTTAAACAGCAGTTCGTGATGCAGGCTGCAACCCAAGCAACCAAGGCTGCCGAGATTGGCGGGATTGGTGCCGTAGCAGCGGCTCAGGCAGGCGCTACTGGTGCAATCGCGGCAACCACTACAGCTACGGCGGCAACCACTGGTACGGCTGTAGCGTCGTCTATGGCTCCTGCTGCTGGCCTGTCTTCTATCGCTTCGTTTGGTGGTGCCGCTGTGATCGGTGGTGCCGCTTTGCTGGCAACCATGGCGCTCGCTAGTTCGTTTGGCGGTGGTCGCCTGAATGGTGGCCCGGTAAGCGCTGGCAACATGCACCGCGTTAACGAAAACGGCAAGCCTGAGATCTTCAACGCGGCAAACGGTCGTCAGTACATGATGCCTAACACCCGTGGCGAGGTGGTCAGCAACAAGGACGCAACGGCTGGAGGCGGTGGCGCAGCAGCCCCTATCATCAACATCAACAACTACGGCCAGGGACAGGCAACCACTAGCAGTAAGTTCAGCGAGGCTGATAAGCGCTGGGTCGTGGATGTTATTGTGGGAGACATGCAAGGCGGCGGTACTTCTGGCCGCACCGTCAACCAAATCACCGGAACCAAGAGGGCTGGCAGTTGAGTATTC